AACAATTGGAACTTCTATAGTGTCAACTCTCACTTGAGTTCTTTGTATAATAAGAGCCTTCACTTCTTTAATTTGTCTTTCATACTTTTCAGAAGTTTGAAAAAAGGTTTGTCTTAAATCTTTTATACTTTGTTCGTTTTGAACTATCTGAGCATCTTTAACTGTAATAACATTTCCAAGACTGTCTTTAATTCTAGTAGCATTTTCTAAATCAACTTTAAGTTGATCATATGCTTTTTTGCTATCACATCCTTTCATAAGAAGAATGATAACAACTATAATTAATCCAGTAATAATTAAGTCTTTGTAATTTAGTTTATACATAATTTTAGTTTTTAGTTAATAAATTTTCTTTTAATAAAATGTTTTCAATAGTAAACGCAAGTGATTTTAAATCAGAAACATTTGCTATTTTATAATCAAAGCTCCAGTTGTCTAATGCAGTTTCAGATGCATGACTATTAATTGGTTTTATAAATGGTCTATCTACTCTGATAATAATACCACCTCTATCTTTAATAGCTTTGGCTTCATTAGGAAATCTTACATCTGTAATAATCCAATTTGGAAAACCATCAGAAAAAGTATTTATTAAATTCCAATTTTCTTTTTCAAGTAGTTCTCTTTCTAAAAAACCATCTTTTCTTAAAGAAGCTGTTGATTGACCATCGTTATGCTTATAGATATTTCTTTCATAAGAAGATGTATAATCAGCAAATAAAGCATTTACCCAAGTGTTTTGATGAAGACATTCTCTTAAAGCATTTGTACCAAGATATTGTAAAAACTCTCTTACTCTCATAGGTAATCCGTGGACACGCCATTGATCACCTAAATAAGTGTTTTTATATTCTTGATCTTCAAACTTTTCAATAGGAATGCCCGTAAGGAGGGAAGCTATTTGTTTTAGCTTCCCTGCAAACTTCTTAATTTCCCATTCAGATTGTTCTTCGAGCATCCACTCATACTCTTCATAATTATTAAGTATTTTTTCTAGATTAACTCCATTAAAAGCACTTAATAAATACTGTATTATTCTTCCTACTGTATCTTTTCCTGATTGACTATACCCTGATATGCCAATTATCATTTTTTAATTTTTAAATTTAAAAATATATTTTTTATGAGTTTTACGTTTATTATTACATACATCAGATATTCTTATAGGATATGTATTTAATGCTTTTGCTGCATGGTGGCAACTTAAATATTCTATTATATAATTTCCAAATAAATCATATTGTATAACAGCTTTTCTATTGCATGGAATTTTTCCTTTTAATGAATTACTAATTTTATTTTTAGTTGTTATATCATGTTTTTTTCCTTTATTCCAAGATATTTGACCTTTTTTAAAAGAAGTTTTATTACCAAAAGTTAATCCATCACCACCAGATGTATAGTTTATTAAATTACATCCTATAAATTTATAATATGATATCCAAAATTTTTCCCAATAATGCCAATTAGATAAAGGTACTTTATCAATAATCTCAAGATCTGGATAAACATTCTTTAATCTTAGTTTATTCATCCAGTGTCTTTTATGGGTATTTTTATCTCTACATCTATTTTTATGATTTTTATACCTTTCTTGAGGATTATTTGCTTTTCCAACATACCTAACTTGATTGGTTATTGGGTCTATTAAAATGTATATATATGTATACTTCATAATATAATATACAAAACTTTATAGAATTTACCAAATCCCAGAACTTGCATATCCTGATATTTCTATAAGTGCCATATTAAAATAGTGTTAGTTGTACAGAATGTTTTTGTGATACTTTTTCTACTTGTTCTATTTGTTTATAAATCTCCTCAAGATAATACTTTAAATTAATCTTATCATCAATAGTATTAATAACAGTTTGCATCCATTCACCTGCTTCCACTTGTATTTCTCTACCATCTGTATGTTTTTTAACAAGCTTGCATCCATCTTTAGAAACATAATATCTTACAATCTTCTGAAGTTTTGTTACAAACACTTCTCCTTTTTCTAAACAAGTTTGTTCAAACTTCCACCCAGCTTTAGCTTTTACACCAGCGCAATAGTCATATATTTTTTGATTCTGCTCTAAATATTCTTCTGGTTTTATACCATGAACAAAATATCCATATATTGCTTTAGGAATGATGAGAAAACTTTTATTCTTGTGAAATACACTAACCTTTTTATTTTCTAGATCTTCCCATTCAAATGCACCTTTGCACTTAACTTTTCCATTTTTATGTATAGCAATATAATTATTGACGTCTCTGATAATCATTTTGCTATATTCATCGTGTTCTAAGCTAAGCTGGGTCATCTCTTCCCACTTTTTACATACTTGCATGTAAACGTCTACTTTATCAGTGGGGATCATCATCTCAAGACCATCTGTATTTTGCATAAGAGGTATGCCATCTGGAATAGCCAAACTCAACATTTCGTAAAGTTTAGAAAGAAGAAGCTGACCATTAATAGTGATCTGCATTGTCATCTTTGGATCATACAGAAAACTATTTTCATCACCTGTTAAACCATATGTAGAATTAAGAATAATCTTATACACATAGTTTTTAGGATCAGACTTTGGTATCTTTTTTCTTTCTTCAAAGAACCATTCATATAGTTCACAAAACTCTTTCTTTGGTAAGTGAGCTGGGTGGAAGCCATTTTTAATAGCTAGATTAGGATAGAAGCTAGTAACATCTGAAGTCATGATAGTCCATCCAGGTTTAGCTTCATATACTCCTGGATCTGTAGAACCATGAATACCACCTAGTCCATAATCAGTTTGCACACCTTTGTATTTAATAGTAAATTTAAATCCATCTTTAGTAGAGGATACCACTTTACTTTTAAAATAGTTGTGAACTTTTTGGAATTCAGATGTTTCAAACGATACATATGGAAGAATACAAGAGCCAAGATCAATAACACTTCTAGGAGTTCTTAGTGTTTTGATTTCAGCTTTATCCATTTTAAGTTTATCTGTTAAGAAATGTAAAAACAATTCTTTAGATATTCTTGGTTCAGATGCTGAGTAAAGATCTATACCATATTCAGCAGTGAGTGTTTGACGAAGAGTAATTTGTTCTTTAGAATGCTGTAAGATTTTCTTAGTAGACATTACATCATTAACACAATACTTAACAACCTTATTCAACTCGTGAGCAGATGTCACAGGTTGATAATGTGGATGTGGCATTTCTTCTACGTTTTGCCAATCCATAGAGTATTGTATCCATTTTAAACTGCTCATTTTAGCTTTGTTATCCCAGTGATTTAATTTAAATAAATCAATCTGTCTAATCTTTAGCTGAAATGGAGCATATTTAAGAAAGACACCTTTGTCACTACGCTGGATTGTATCTTGAGCAAAAGCATATAAATCTTTTGCTAGATCCTCTCCAGATAGTTTAGATAACTTACTTTTGTTTGATAAAATGTATTGTGTAATTTGTGCATCGAATGCTAAACCATTGTAAGAGATATGCCATTCATTATGTTTTAAATTTCCAGATAAAAAACTATAAAACCTTTCAAAGTCATTTGTCGATTTATTTATGACAAATGTCCTTTTAATACTGTCATCTTTATAATGGATAAATACAGCTACAAAACAATTTGTAATTGTTTCATAGTCCATTACCCAGTGATTCTTTTTTACATCCATAGTTTATATGTTCAGTTAAGCTGTTCCCCCATTTACAAAGATAAAAAAAGGAGAGAATATAAAATCTCTCCTTTTTAAAAATGTTAATAAAAATTACAATGCAGGATTTAGAATAACGCTTGGTTCTTTTGTTTCAGAAGTAGTCAAGTACTTTTCCCAATCTATTGTTTCTTTATTAAAAGCAAATTGTTTTACAAACTTACGAATATCAGCAGGGTCTTCAATAAAATATTCATAATAAGTTTCAAGAGTTTTACGTTCTTCTGCATAGTCTTTTCCATTAGAACGTTTTCCTACTTTCATAGGAACTACATCTCCCCACTCATTAAGTTTAGCCATCATGTGCATTGTCTGTTTTCTTTCTTTAGAAATAACAGCTAATACATTAGCTTGTGGATCGTAAATACATTCGTTATAAGGACATTCAATTGCCGTTGGTATCATTTTGAATGTCTTTTGTGTACCCCAAGAAGAGGTTATAATCATCATTGAATTGTTCATAAATAAATTTTTTTCAAAGTTAATCTTCTTTTTTTAAAGAAATAAGATTTTCAAC